TCAGACCGCAATAGTGGTCCATCCTTTGCCCCTATCGTCATGGTAGCGAGCTGTCTGGTTCGGTGATTTATGACCGAGCAGTTTCTGCGTATCGATCCCCTGGGCCTCATAAAGACGTTCAGCCAGTGAACGCTGTTCATGAAACGTTGCTGGTGAACCATCGCCCCATTCAATCTTAGCTTTATCCCGTGCTTTGCTGAAATTCATCGTGATGGTGTTGGACTTCACCTGCGCACCGCGCTCCGCTTGTGACGTTGCCCGGAAGAAGTGGATCAAATGCGGGCTGACTGCATAATCCCGGCATCTGGCGACAACATCGCGAAGACACCAACCTATAGCATTAAGGCGCAGAGAAAGTGGGATGGCGATTTTGCTCCCGGTTTTCTCCTGGACGATGTGAAGGTGATCGTCCCAGATGTCGGTAAACTTCATATTGGAGATGTCGCCCAGCCTCTGGCCAGTGACCAGTGCCAGCAGCATGGCGTTCCCCATATAGCGATGATTCGCGTCGGCAATGTCGAAAATTTTCTGCCATTCCTCCAGCGACAAACGTTGCCTAGTAATCCTGCGCCGGGGTTGCTTTGTCGCGAGGGCAGGGTTATAACCCGGAGGAACCTCGCCGAAATGCTGGGCTTCCTTAAAGATATCGATCATAACCGAGCGGATCACCTGCGCCATTCTCGGCTGGCCAGCGGCAATATAGTCATCGAGGATATGCGCAACGTCGCGAACGTCAACCGCTGATATTAACTTCATACCCACACGCTCCTTAAGCAGTGACACTGGCTTTGCTTTTTGTTTATAGGTGTTCAGCTTTATATCGCCAGATTCAAGGCGTTCCTCTTGTATTTTCCAGTAACGATCAAGCCAAGTGATGGTGGTGATCGCTTTTCCTTTACTGGTAGCGATCTTGTCACTGATTGCTAATATCTGGCGCGTGTGCTGTTCAGCCAGCCGGGTATTTGCCTCACTCGCTATCGCAATAGCTTCTTCCTCATTTGTTCCGAGGCTGTGAAATTTACCCGTAATAGGGTGTTTATATCGCCAATAAATTTTATTCACTTTACGGCTGTATAATGGGTAAAGATTCGGCACCTTTACATTATTTTTACGCGGTCTGGCGGCCATCGGACAATATCCTCTGAAGCAGTGGTGGATCTGATTTTTTAATCACTGGTTGAGTTATGATTCCGGTTATTTCTGCATCTTCTCTTACCCTCCAGAATTTTCCCTCTTTCCGGGCAGGTGGGGTGAACATGCTTTGCTTGGCATACCTTCGTAATGTATTAAGACTTGGTGGATTACTCCGGTATTTTTCTGCGGCCCATTCTTCTAAAGTCATCATTTGGATCATGGTGATTTCTCCATATAGCCCGGCTACAGCCGGGCTGTCAGGTTTATTCTTCAGTGTCAGTAGGCAGTAGTCGCTGCCAGATCGCCGATACGTATTTCACCTGGTGGCGAGCATCGGCCAGTGCGTTGTGGGCCACACCATCAAATGGCATAACGTGCTTGGGATCGAAACCAAGCTCTTTGCCGAGCAGTACCATTGTGCACACGTCGCGATCATTCCAATACTTCCATGGGCATTCGATTTCCGCGCGGTCATAGGACGAACGTAGAATCACGTTATCGAATGAAGCGCCATTCCCCCAAACCTGCACATCTGAACCAACATCTGAATTTTCGCTGATAAAATCGGAGAGTAGTTCCAGCGCATCTACCAGAGTTAATGCATCGCTCATGGTGATTGCGGAACGTGCTTCAGAAGATTGCTTTAACCACCAGATAATCGTTTCTGCATCAGGGTTCCCGCCAAATAGCATGGACGATTCCAGTGAAACTGATACATAAAACTCACCCCCGGTACTTCCAGTTGCTGGGTTAAAGAATACAGCACCGATCGAAACGATAGGGGCGTTGGCTTTTTTACCCATAGTTTCAAGATCGATCATTAAGTGCCGATAAAGCTCATTATGATGACCGGGTGCATTATCTACGGAATTTGTCTGCTCACCATTTTGAGCATCGCCTGTAGTTGAGTCAGCTGTTGTTTCGCTAATCGATATTTCAGAGTTAACCGAGATTTCATCGTTGAGAGTTTCTTCCATCTGCACATTGTCGGATGTTTCCTTGCTTGCTGCCGCTGGTGTAGACGTGAGGTTTTCAATGGAATAAATTCCACCGCCCACATTAGCGATCTCAGGCTGTTTTGGTTTAGTCAGATCCTCGTGAATCCACTTTGGATCTGTGGGGTCACTAATGCCCTCTACGAACTCACCTCTGTCCGCCGCGAGCTGGCGGCTCACTTTCTCGCGATTAATAGCTTCTTTTTTAGATTCACTGATGGTTCCCACAATGTGTTGTGCGGCTGCTACGGTTTCTGCTGCCGGTGTGCAGTGCTTTGACTCGGTCAGATTTGCATTGATGTACGTTTGCAGACTTACCGGGAAGTGATGCACGTTCTCTGCGGCGCCGCGGATGAGTGCGAAGATAGCTGCGCGTGAAAAGTCCAGGATGCCAGCGGTTTTGCGCAGAGCCTGCGACCACTCCTCGAATGGGCTTTCTTTCTTGCTGACAATTTCTTTTGCCCGGCGATGGATTGAAACCGGGATGTTGTAGATGTCGAAATCCATTGGCAACGTGGCCAGCGCAATTTCAACGTCCAGTGTGTCAAGTGTGTGCTCGTAATCTGGGTTACGATCAGTCTTATTGCCGCCGCCAGCATTGGTGTTGGTATCGGTACGCTGAATCAGTGACACGCGGTTTCCTTTTGCCCACTCTTTCACAAGCAGACCACGGTCGATATATTCGGTACTCACCCACGCTTTGACAAACTGAACACGGAGCCCCAGTTCATGCCGTTTATCTTCTGGGAACACATCTTTATTTGCGCGTGTAAATTTCCAGAGCGTAGCCTGGTCGAGTTTTCGAATTTCTGGCTCGTTCTCAGCGGCTAAAATCAAATCCTGAATAGCGTGGTTTTCAACGTCCATTTCTAGCGCGGACAAACGGCGGCGATGCGGCATGCTAATGTGGTAGATAGGACCATCTTCGGCAACATATTGTGCGAGCAGTTGAATGCGAAAAGGCATTGCAGCTAACTGAAAGGCTGCGCTTTCATCATCGGCATATTCAGTTTGTAGATCATCTGCGACACAGATACCCGCGGCATTATCAGCATCAGACACGCACATAGTCTGAGGTTCCACTGGTAAGTTACTGACAGCACTTTCATCCATGCTGGCATCAGAGCCTGCCGTATCAACAGAAGATGGCTGTGTCGCTGGTTGAACAATGATTTTTTGCCAGCAGCCATTCTCATCAAGTTGATAACGTTCGCACCAGGTGGCGTCCAGAGTGTTTTCTTCCGGTAAGTCATCCAGTACAGGGAAATTGGTGCGTATAGGTAGCTGATGGTCAGCAGATCGTCCGACAGCAATACCTTCATCTTCGAGGATATTAAGAATCTCGCGCTCGGCGCGGGTGTCAGATTTTGCAGAAAACCAGCAAAACAGGCTTTTTGCCTCGGTGGCTTTTGCTTTTGCTTTAATCAGATACGCATAGTTGTTCATTGCGCTCGGGCTCCTTCAGGTTGTAAGATACCCGGCAGCTGATGGCAGCCGCCCTGGTGGTGGTCATTGGTCAAAACTCGAAACCGGAACGCTTTGGTCGGCTTTCCGGGTGCTTAACCCGCCTTGCGCGGGTTTTGTGCTTTATAGGGCTGTAGAATCGCCCCGAAGCAACTGCGACACGCGAACGCCTTCAAGTGCCTGCAGAATTGGTACAAAGGTTTTATGGGCTGGCAGTTTAGATACAGCAGTGATCACGTCGGTAACGGTGATTTCTTCTCCCCGAGGGCTGTAACCTCCACCGGGGCCGCGCTGTGAAATAACCAGATTCCCGGTGCGCAGCTTTTTAAATATCTGCTCAAGGTATGAAGTCGACAGCTTTGATTCTTTGCTGATTGCCGTAAGGGACACCGGCGAACCATCATATAATTTACTCAGAGTTGCGACGGCCTGGACTGATGCCAGAACGCGTTTCATTCCAAATTCCATATTCACATCTCCGGCCGCAACGGCCATTGGTCAAAACTCGATTAGAAACTTTTTACTGGCTGTTGGTCGGCAGCCGGATCGCCTTTCTGGGCGAGGAAGTAGCAGAAGCGTCGAATCCACACTTCGATTAAATTCAATTTTACGGCCTGTTGCCGAGCTGGTCGGGCTGCAAAACAACTCAGTTTAACGGCCTGCCGCCGTGCTGGTCTGCGTGCAAAATCAATCATGATTTCTCCTGTGTGCCCTTAACGTCTGGCTGACGGAACGGTAATTCCTGCTGCGCGTTGATTATTTTCATCTCATCCGGTGTTTCGTATGCCGCCGGCAGCTACTTCGTGGGCTTCCTGCCTAGATGATTTACTGTGATGGTTTAATTAAACACAAAGTTTATTATTGTGTCAACTAAATGAGTATTTCAGGGTGAACTCTGAGTTTAGAGAGGCGTTATCGCTATGGATAGATACAAAAAAACCGGCGAACGCCGGTTTGATAGGTAAATTTTTTCGGTATAACGGTGTTAGTGAGGTTCATCTTGCGATTTGAAACGACCACGCAAGTATCTTTCGACGTAATCGTCAATCTCTTTTAAGCGAAGTTCGAAAGTATCAATCATTCGCTCCTGCTCGGATTCAGGCAGCTGCCTAAAGAGATTGAGCATCTTATTTTCATTTGGCTTGAGACCAGAGTCCTCAACCACTTCCTCGCCCAAAACCCATGCAACTGAAAGGCCGTAGGCATCAGCAATCTTTAAGGCCGAATTCTTTCCCAGTGTACCCCTGGCAAACCAATTGTTAACAGATTGGGGGCTAACTCCGGCAACTCGGGCCAGATCCGCTTTGGTGACCCCTTTTAAGGCCATTAACTCATTGAGTCGCTGAACCTGAGGGTGATCTGTTTGATGCGATTTTGGTTTCATATCCAAATTTTAAACAAATAGTTTAATGGTTGGTATTTTCATAAAGTTGACATAACTATAAACATAATGTTTAATCTGCTTATGTTAACGATCGGAGCAATTTATGAACGCACTTGAAAAAGCAATCAATGCCGCTGGTGGTGCAAGTCGGCTGGCTGAAAAAATAGGCTTATCCCCGATGGCGATCAGTCATTGGAAGAACAGGCATAAAGGCTTTATTCCTTCAGGTCATGTTTTGTCTGTGTTCCAAGCAACAGGTGTGCCCCCTCATGAGTTACGACCTGATCTGTACCCAAATGCAACAGATGGACTACCTAAGGAATGAGTATGCAAATCATCTCTTTTGAAAATCATACCGTAGTGAAAGGTATGCAACTGAAAACAAAAAATCAGTATTTACCACGGCGCCGGGACGGCATGCAGTGCCAGAAAATTTATACAGCAGTGCAGGAATGGGAATCCATGATCCCCGGCAAAGCACAGGATGCGGTGGCGAAGCTGGTGGCAGAACAGTGGGAAAAACAAAACGGTCGCGGCATCAGTGTTAACAAGCAAAACCTGTACCGCTATCTGAAGAATGAAAACGGTTCTGAGAAATACACCGGATATGTCATCCAGCTTTCCACGGCGATTGCTGATGCGATGCCGATTGAAGTAGCCCGTAAGTACGGTTTAAAGCATGGGTTAACCGAAAAAGAGCTGGTGGCCAGTGCGATAAAAGAGTGTAGCGAGGCTCACCAGGCAAAGTTGTTAGGCGCTCCCGTGCAGAAGCTTGAACGCGAGATAAGAGAGGCTGCAATCGCCTTGTTTAACCTGCTTCCATCTGATTTGGCGGGACCACTACTGGCGAGCGTAGCTGCCGTAGCGCCACAGTGTTTTTAATCGAGTTTTTACCAATGACCACCAGCACCAACTGGTTAATAAGAGGTTTCAGATGGCCCGCATCAGAACAGTTAAACCTGAATTCTGGACAGATGAGAAGGTGGTGGAGTGTTCTATTCCGGCGCGTCTCCTGTTTATTGGGTTGTTCAACTTCGCCAACGACATGGGATGCCTTGAGCGTTCGCCAAAACGGTTGAAGATGCAAATCTTCCCGGCTGACTCTCTTGATTGCGAACCATTGATTCATGAATTGATTTCTCATGGATTACTCACTGAGTACTCAGTGAGTAATGTCAGCTATCTGCAGATTAGAGGCTTCCTCAAGCACCAAAAAATAAACAGGCCTTCGGCTACGAAAATACCTCTGCCGCCAGAATTCACTGAGTCTAAGGCAAGAACGGAAGAAAAGAGGGTGACTAATCAAGGAGGACTCAATGAGGAATCAATGAACCCTCAAGAAGAACTCACTGACGGAAAAGGAAGGGAAGGGAAGGGAAAAGGATCAAACCCCTCTCTCTACGCGCACAAGGGAAATGTTGTTCAGGAACCTCAGTATTTGCAAGGCCTGGATATTCCGATAGGGAAATTCACGATGCATGACCTGTGGCTACCGTCACAGGACTGGCCGCGACTGGCTGCTACCTGGGGAATAGCTCTTCCCGAACCGGCATACATGCCGGCAGAGCTGGCAGAGTTTATCGCGTACTGGAAGTCCGAGGGGAAAGTGTTCACGCAGGTTCAGTGGGAGCAGAAATTGGCCCGTAGTGTGGTTAATGCCAGAGCCAAATCCAAACCACAACCAGCAACCGGAGGTAACGGAAATGCAAGAAATCAACCAGTTAACACCGCATCCCGAGCAGTCCAGCAAATTCAGGAAGCCAGAGAGCTCTGGGAGAAACAACGTGGACTTGCTGGCGGCGGATACGGCATGGCGGCTATGGACGGTAATGGGGGAAATATTCTCGAACCGGTGGACCCAGAAGAACGGGGCAGCGCCCTCGGATATGTGGATTGCTCAGATTGGATCGATGAGTGAAGCCCAGATTGCGCTGGTGTGTCGTCAGTGCATGGAACGATGTGCTTTGGGCCACACATGGCCGCCAGATCTTGCCGAGTTTGTTTCGTTGGTTTCTGCCAGCGGCGCCAACCCATTCAATCTGACTTCTGACGACGTTCTTGCAGAGTACAGACTCTGGAGAAACGAGTCATACCGTTATTCGGGGAGCGACAAATATCCGTGGAAACAGGACGTGCTTTATCACATCTGCATTGAAATGCGCAGAACCGGTGTGGAAAGAAGTCTGACAGAAGGAGAGCTAAAAAAGCTGGCAGATAAGTTACTAACAAAGTGGACGAAGCATCTGGCTAACGGCTTTTCAATCCCGCCGATACGCCGACAGTTAGCTGCGCCACATCACCCTTCGGGACCAACGCCAGCGCAAATTCTGATGGACGAGTACAAGCGCCGCAAAGCGGCAGGTTTAACCAAGTAAGCGAGTTTTGACCAATGACCAAAAAGACCAAAGACCGAGTAACACAGGCGCAGCTGGTGCTCGCCGTTGTGGATAGAACGCCTGATTGTGTCCTGCAGGATATTTGCGAAGCGCTGGATCTTCCGTCAAGCAGTGCGGGAAATCATCTGCGCCAGCTGTACTACGCAGGGAAGCTGGGACGGCTTAACAATGGCACTCAGTACGTTTACCGGGTGCGCGCAGGCATTGAGGTTCCCGATGTTGAATTGCCTGATATGGCGCCGCGCTCTGCACCAGAAAACCAACAGGAAGTCCGGGAAGCTATGGCAAAGGCCAAAGCGTTGGAGAGCAAGGGGCTATGGCGGCGAGCTGCAACGGCGTACACCTCAATCATGGGTATGGCCAGCACTTCAAACGAGCTATGGGGCATTGCAAGGCTGCGCAACCGCTGTCTGCGTAATGCACAAAGGTGCTAATCATGGCAAATAAACTTCGGAGGAAGTGTAAGGACTGGTGCCGTGCTGAGTTGGTTGTGGTTCGGTTATGTAGCGGGAACATGAGGGTAAAACAGATTGGACTGCTTATCGGGCGGTCAGAATCTGCGGTTAGAACGAAAGCGCGGGAGGTCGGTATTAATTTGCGACTCCGTGGCAGGTTCCACCAGTCTGTTAAGTATTCGGATGCAGATGTCGAACTTGCGCGCGCGTTGCACTCTTCGGGAGTAAAACTCCGGGAAATAGCCGAGAAACTGGAACTCCCGAGGGGGATGGTGGATCAGTACGTGTATCTGGATCGGAGGGCATCAGTATGAACGATATCACCATGAAGCAGACCAACAAGGCGCTCGCAATTATCGCCGAGTATCTCCAGCGCGCCAGCCGGAATGAGCAGTTGCAGGAAGCCAAAATTCGCCTGGATAAGAAAATGGTTCTTCTTTCCGATGATGAAAACTGTGATCAGGGCATGCTGATGGCTGCGTTTGTACCGGCCATGACCAGCCACACCCGGGAGAAGTTTTTCGAAGAAGTCGCCTTAGTACTGCAAGGGGCTCAGCCATGAAACCAACATACGAAGAACTTGAAGCTAAATGCCAGCTTCAGCAGAACAAGCTCGATGCGATTAACAAGCTGATGGGTGTCATTGAGGGCGCCAGCGACTTAGCCAAAAGCGGAATCGAGAAGTTAGAGCAGCAACTGGCTGTGGTGGTCGCGGAGAACGCGGGGCTGAAAAAATTCCCTGAACAGATTGTTTGCTTTATTGGAAAGTTAGGGACTAGTGAGATCGGCACAGATACGAAGGAAAAAATTGAATTGGCTGTTAGTCGAGTGAAAACACCGGCAACCGACGCGTACCTGGCTGAAGTGCGGGCTAGTGAAGCTAAGCAAGTCTACGACAACGTCTTAGGCAATCCGGCAGTAACTGACATGGAATCGCTTGTTGATTGGCTTGAACAGCATGCCAAGGACTCCGCATCGTTCGCCACCCAGTTACGCCAAGGAGCCGAGCATGAGTAAGCTTTCGAATGGATTTATTCTCCGCGCTATCTGGCATGCAGTCCTGAGACAGCTTCCTGTTCGCGTCACCCACAACTATTTCGGTGACGGGAAGGTAGTGAGTCTGTGCAAAAACGACTGGTTCTGGTTGCGCAGCAGCACGCAGATTTGCACGACTGGACGCCAGCGTTCGTTAGGTCTGCCACTAAGCGATAGTCAGTCAATGAATCGCATTAAACGCCTTGCCGAAGAGGGACGGATTAAGCGAGAGACTATGACTGGCGGCGCATTCTATTTCTGGCTTCCCGACACCCTGAATAAACCAGTGTTCGAGCGCTGCCTTGAGCTGATGAGCTCGGAAGGGCTTACCGATAAACCCGTGAACATCGCCAATTACGATGAAATCGTGGAGCGAGTGCGGGCGGCACTCCTGAATGAGTTTGGCGATATTAATTTGAAGCAGGAGGCCCAATGAACGATATCACAGCACTGGCACAGCGTATGAAAGCGGCAGCAGAGAAAGCGAGTAACGGCGAATGGGTTAAAGAATCCGGCGACGGCTGGGAAGTATCCTGTAGTGCCAATGACCAAGCCAATGGCGGATTCATCATCGCGCACTTTGAAGGGCCAGATGCAGCGGCGAACCGTGAGTTCGTCCAGGCTGCTAACCCAGCCAACGTCAAGACGCTGGTAGAGGCGCTGGAGAAGGCGCAGGAGGCCGCAAATATTAACAATCAGTGGAAACCTGATGTTTGCCCTATTACCAGTCGCAGATTCTTTATGTGGATTGAGCACCCTCAAATGGGGATGGTGCCGACGTATGGCGGCCCGTTTGACAGCTACACCATCCCAACGCGTGATGATGTAGGCGAATTTTCCTGTGAGCGATACGACCACGATTTTGGCGGTTGGGTTGACGATGAATGCACTGGTCTGTACGTGATTGATGAAGATGAGATATGCCGAGTTCACGAGCTGGAGCAGAGCGTTGTCGAACTGCGCGAGCAACTGAGAACTGTCGAGTTGTCGAATAGCGTGCTGGAGTCACGCACCGCCACCGTGAAGCTGCGTGACATCAACGAATACTTGGCAGAGGTTCACGATAAAACGTTGCGCCATGCACTTCGTCTGACTGCAGAAGGTGTCCGCGCTGGCGATATCGCGGCAATGACCGCCGCTGGCATCCAGGTTATCGAAGGTGAAGGACAATGCGGAGGTAACTGTGAATGAGTTGGCTCTTTTCGCAGGCGCTGGCGGAGGAATACTCGGTGGACACCTCCTTGGCTGGCGAACAGTTTGCGCAGTTGAACGTGATGCCTACGCCGCACAAGTTCTCGCGCAACGACAAAATGATGGAATCCTCCGACCTTTCCCGATTTGGTCTGACGTGTGCAGTTTTGACGGAAAACTGTGGCGTGGAATTGTTGATGTCGTTTCTGGCGGGTTTCCGTGTCAGGACATTAGTGCAAATGGTCACGGTGCCGGCATCGATGGACGTCGTTCCGGACTGTGGTCAGAAATGGCGAGAATCGTCAGTGAAGTACGACCTGCATTTGTCTGTGTGGAAAACTCTCCACGACTCAGAGGAAAAGGTCTCGCCGTGGTCATCGGTGACCTTGCCGAAATGGGGTATGGTTGCGAGTGGTTCCGTCTTTCAGCATCGAACTGCGGAGCGCCCCATGAAAGAGACAGGATGTGGATTGTGGCCTACAGCGAAGGCAACGATTCGCGGGGATTGTCCGAGCGAGAGATTGCGCAGAACTCCGGACTTACCGAGCGCGATAAAAATGCGACCGTTACCGGATGGGTCAGAGCCACTCCAGGATGGACAACTGAACCCTCAGTGGGTCGAGTGGTTCATGGGATGGCCCATAGGGTGGACAGAATTAAAGCCCTTGGAAATGGACAAGTTCCTCGAGTGGCAGCGGCAGCATTCTCCATGCTGCGGGATAAGAAATAATTTACAGGAGCGTGCAGCATGACAATCAACCAAACAGAACGAGTCTCTGACGAACAACTCGACCAGATGATATGGAAGTTAGAGCGTGACGGAGGCATGACGCCAAAGCAGCTGTCGCTGATGAGAGAGCTGCGGGAAGTGCGGAGGGCGAAGGGTGATGGTCGCGACCAGTTCGAAGAGTGGTTCAAGTTCCACCACGGCGAGGAGGGTTCAATCGTCACCCTGCATCGTGCTAACGGCGGCGCAAATTACGCAGACCCTCATGTCGATTTGGCATGGATTGCCTGGAAGGATAGCCGCGCCGCAATGCAGTCCGATGGTACCCTCACCAATGAGGGCACCATACATGCTGGCAACTCTCCGGCAACTCCGGATGGTTGGATTCCGGTAAGCGAGCGGATGCCAGATGTCGGCGATATAGTGCTTACTGCAATAGATGGGTGCGTTAACGTTGGTGAAATGGAGAGGTCTGGAGCCAATTACCGATATTTCACTTCGGTTATTTCTGGCAGAGAACTTCCAGCCACCCACTGGCAGGCGCTCCCGGCAGCGCCGAAGGAGGTGGGGTGATGGTGATTGATCATTAATTATTAAACAATGAAATGGCCACCCCTTAGTGGCCATTTTTTAATTTCTTGGTGGTTTTTCCCTGGTGACCCATCCGAGAAGTCCAGTAACTGCAAGTATCGTAATGATGATTTGATTTAGGGCAACTCCCAAATACGCCTTTTGATAGAGAGCAAAAAGGAATAGAAAAAGAACGATAAAAAATATCCATGAACAATAACGATGGATTTTTGTGCGCATAATTTGTCTCTGCAACTGTTAACTGGAGTATGCTACTCATCACGTAGACCAATGAAGTGATGATTATGAATGACTTCAACATGGCTGCAAAGAGCCAAGAGGAACAAGACAAGGTTAATATCGACCTGGCTGCAAGTGGTGTCGCCTACAAAGAGCGCCTGAACGTGCCTGTTATTGCTGAGCAGGTAGCGCGCGAGCAGCCTGAACATCTGCGAGAATACTTCATGGAGCGCGTCCGCTATTACCGCGATCAAAGCATTACGCTGCCGAAAGCATCGGATCCGCGCTATCTAGACATGGCTCAGCAGAACGAGAAAAAGTAACCACCTTGACGCGCCATTGATAAAATAATACTGTTTAAATATCCAGTATTTTATTGATGAGGTGTCACATGGGTTTTCCATCACCAGCCAAGGATTATGCTGAAGCGCGCTTAAACATAAACACTCTGTGTCATATTGACGCCAATTGTTCAGTTGTTGAAACAACCTCTGGGTATGCCGTAGTAAATAAATCTCTGAGGGCTGAGCAGGGGAACGTAGTCTTTATCACTTACTGCGGACGAAGCCAGTTCGCGAAGTTGATGGGAAAATCCCTTATTACCTCTGACGGCGAAGCGCTGGAAGGAGAGTGCCTTGACGACGTGGTGGTCGCGGGTGTTGTTACGTACGAAATTAAAGTTGTGCATCGTAAAGAATCCGACGACTACCCGGTTATTTAAGCCCCTCAGCTAAGCTTTATGATGACTAACCCGCTCCGGCGGGTTTTTTGTTGTCGTCATAAAAACTCATTAGAAACAACATAGTAACCTTCGCAAAAAATGCTTTTATAGGATTGATAAATCTGTTGTATGGGTGTACTGTTTATTTATACAGTATACGCAGCGGAGGATATATGAGAGTCGAAGTCACAATCGATAAAAAGAAAAAGTTACCTGATGGCGCAGTACCGGCATTGGAATCGGAATTGCTACGCCGGTTAAGCCAGAATTATGAAGACTGCAAACTGATTGTCCGTCGTTCCAGCACCGATGGCCTGAGTGTAAGCGGCGGCGCTGATGGAGATAAAAAGCGAGTGGAGCAAATCCTGCAGGAAACGTGGGAAAGCGCGGACGACTGGTTTTATTAATTCGACGCCGAAACAGGGCTGTAGCGAGGGTTTTGTAGTGGATCTAAAACAGAATATGCCTGATCAGGGCTATGTCGTAATTCGATGCGATGATGGCGTTATTGTCGCCAGGCTTCCATCATTTCCTGTCAGCGAACGTGCGCTAATGTACCGCCGCGGGGATGTGATTTCCTTCATGCCTTTGCAACCAGACGAAATCGTAGGCACACCTTCGTTATTCGCTCAAATGCTTGAAATGGCAAAGTCCCGACCTGGTTACCTGATTCCATCCGGTTCTGCTAAACTCCCGTCATAGGTCTGAACAGCCTATACCTGCTGCGCCACGGAGACACCATGGCGCAAAACACACAAATCCCGATTTCTTCCCTGATGTGCCGCCACGTCAGCGGTTCTCTTTTGTCTTTTTTCTGCCGGGGGACGGTATGAAAAGAGACTGGTTCTACCAGGACAACCTGACCGAAGAACAGGCCGAAGAGCTGGTGGCCCGTTATCGTGCGAATAACATCATCGTAGAAAAAAGCCTCGATGTTGATCCCCGCTTTTGGGTTGTATCAGTATTCCTGCCTGTATCTGACCGCCACCAGCGGACACAGCGCTCTATGTGCTCGCGGGGGTGGAAATGAACGAGAAGGTTTACAACATCACCCCGCTGGGTAAACCCCGAATGACGCGCGCCGATAAATGGAAAAAACGCCCGGAGGTTCTCCGGTACCGTGCTTTCTGTGACGAGGTGAGGCTGAACAAGGTTACGCTCCCGGAAAGCGGGTATCACGTTATCTTTGTGCTGCCGATGCCACCGAGCTGGAGTAAGAAGAAACGAGCCTTGATGGATGGGAAACCCCACCAGCAAAAGCCTGATAAAGACAATTTAGAAAAGGCGCTGCTGGATGCTCTTTTTGGCGAGGATAGCCATATCTGGGATGGGCGCGTGACAAAAATCTGGGGCGAAACCGGAAAGATGATCATCCGGGAGGGGGAACCGTGCGAGCTCTCCTGATGCCAGAGATTGCCCGTCATATGGGTATTGTTCTGCTGAAGCCAGGCAAGGAGCTGATGGGCTTATTCAGCGGCGGACGTATTCTGATTGAGAGACAACCGGACTCAATGAAAGATTTGCCGTCGGGCAGAATAGCGGACGCCCGGCAGCTGCTGGCGGAAGATCCGGCACTAGCGCCATTCTTTCTGGATGCGCGTGTTGTTCGGGCTGCTGGTGGCGTTACGGCGCTCGAGGATTGGCTGGGCCGTAATGTTTCAAAATGCCAGTGGCCGCACAGCAACTACCACCACCGTGAGCTAGTTATGTTCAGGCATGAACCGGGTTCTATAGTCGCGTGCTGGCATTGTGACAACGAGCTACGCAACCAGAGCGATAAAGTTCTGGATGAGCTGATCGCCAGAAACCTCGCTGATTGGGTGATTGAATGTGTTCGTATCAAAACCGGCTGCGCTGCGGACAGAATGCTTTCGCTGGCTGAGTTGTGCTGGTGGGCCGTATCAGAGGGGATAGGGGATGCCATCACCGAAAATATGGCGAGTCGTTCCCTCGGCCTGAAAGATGAACCTTTCCAGTCAGTCTACAAAGAAAGTGAGATTGTCCCGTCACACTCTGCAGCGGACATACTCGCCGAACGGATGAGCCTTGTTCATGCCCGTCAGGAAGTTGCTGAACCACAACCGCAACCAAAAGCCGTAAAACCCATTGTTCAGGTTCAGGTAGACCCAGAAGCTCCCGCCACATTATTCGCACGACCTAAGCGTATTCGCTGGATATCCCCGCGCTTTATTGAATGGGTTAAAACCCAGCCGTGTGCGTGCTGCGGGCAGCCGGCAGATGATGCCCATCATCTTATCGGATGGGGACAGGGCGGGATGGCAACCAAAGCCCACGACATTTTCACCATACCGCTATGCCGGGTTCATCACCGCCGGTTACATGACAATCCCGCCGCATTCGAGCGCGAGTATGCGCCGCAACCAGTATTAATCATTCAATTGCTGGACCGGGCCTACGCGCTCGGCGTTCTGGCGTAAAGGAGAATTATCATGACACCACGTCAACGCCGTCTGCACCAACAAGGGCTCGCCACTGTTGCCGCTGCGCCCCGCAAAAGCTGGTTAGGCCGTTTTACTCCGCTCACCAGTATCCAGGGGGGATGGATTAAATCTTTGCTCACTGTCTGGGGGGAATGTTTCGGCGGCAAGATCCGCGCACAATACCGCCTCGGAAATTGCAGCAGGCTCTGGGCAGGATCTAAAGACTCGGACTGGTCAGAATCGCAGATGTCACGCATAACGGATGCAATAGCGCAGGCGAGGGCAGAAGGATATCGGGGGCCGCAGGCCATCATTCGAGCCCATACAATCCTTTGGCCGGTCACTCTGGGGGAAATCATCGATAAAGCCGAAGATGAGGACGACGCTGATTTTATCGAAGAGGTGATGCTGAAAACGTTTAAAACTGACGATCCTGTTTATCTGGTGGGCATGCAGTTTTACACCACCAGAAACAAAATCGCCGATATTGCCAGAGAGCTGCAGCTGGTGGCCCCATGGCTAACCAACAGCGAAGCGAGAAAGCGCGTTCGCTGGTGTCTGGATATATTCAGGGCAAAAATATTCCTGGCAGTACGCCGGGAGATTGATGAACGGAAAGAATAGCGTTTTAGCAAAAAGTGCTATTAATTCATTTGTGAGTTGAAAACGGGCCAGAAATGTAAATAATTGCTTCATGCTTGGCAGAGCCGCGCCGCGATGGCAGCGAAGAAAAGCAACCAAATATCAATAAAGAAACCTCGCCTCGGCGGGGTTTTTTTATACCCGTCGTATTTAGTTCTTGCTGGGGCTCGGAACCAGAGTTATCTGTATGTCACGCCACTTATTAAGAGTAAAAGACATGCTAAATCAGCAGGATATGACAGAAACGGCAAAGGCCGTTTTCAATGAGTTAAGCGATAAACCGGCTACGGCTGGAGAGATTGCACAGAATACCCATCTTAGCCGCGAACGTTGCCAGCTAATTCTTACGCAGTTGGTGATGGCGGGGTTATCAGATTACCAGTTCGGATGTTATAAGCGCCTCCAGTGATGGGGGCTTTTTGCTGTGGAAATGGGCGGCTGGTGGGTGTTAGCGCACCCGGCCAGCCATCAGCTCATGCTTTCAGGTCACAAGCTAACCAAGGCCCACTGCTTTAGCGCAAAAGCAAAGTGAGCCTATCAGAGTTACGCTTACTGATCTATGAAAAATACTGTAAAAATACACAGTGTTGAGTTAATCAACGCTGATAGTCTGCATTATATTGCCACCCTCCCGGATAACTCCATTGACCTGATTGTTACAGACCCGCCTTACTTCAAAGTGAAGCCGAACGGCTGGGACAATCAATGGAAAGGGGATGAGGACTACTTACGCTGGCTTGATAGCTGTCTGGCTGAGTATGCCCGAGTCCTTAAACCTGCCGGCAGCATTTATCTGTTTTGTGGTCACCGGCTGGCCTCAGATATTGAGATCATGATGCGGGAACGTTTCAACGTCCTGAACCATATCATCTGGGCTAAACCGTCGGGCCGCTGGAATGGATGCAACAAAGAAAGCCTGCGCGCTTATTTCCCGGCAACGGAACGGATCCTGTTCGCTGAACATTATCTGGGGCCGTATACAGGGAAAGAAGATGCCTATGAAAGCAAAAGCACAGAGCTAAAGCAGCACATCATGACGCCGCTTATCGACTATTTCCGTAATGCCCGAGAATCATTGGGTGTGAGTTCGAAAGAGATAGCCGAGGCAACAGGTAAGAAAAATATGGCGTCTCACTGGTTCGGTGCAAGCCAGTGGCAGCTGCCGAACGAGGTGGATTACCGGAAACTGCAGGAATTGTTCACCCGGATCGCCATCGAGAAACACCTGCAGCAAAAGCTGGAACATCCTCACCACCAGCTGGTGGCTACCTACCAGTCATTGAATCGCAAATATTCGGAACTGCTGGAAGAGTACAAAACGCTCCGGCGTTGCTTCTATGTATCTGCTGCCGTTCCGTATACCGATGTGTGGACGCATAAGCCTGTTCAATTCTATCCAGGTAAACATCCATGCGAAAAACCCGCTGACATGCTGAAGCAAATTATCAGCGCCAGCAGCAGGCCGGGCGATATTGTCGCCGATTTCTTTATGGGGTCTGGTTCCACTGTGAAAGCTGCAATGGAGTTAGGCCGCCGAGCTATCGGTGTAGAGCTCGAAGCTGACCGCTTCATGCAAACGGTCGGTGAAGTAAAAGACCTCAGTAAACCATAACGGACATCATGGCCTCGTTGCTGTGGTGGCCATCGAATTCAGGCTCCGGGAATCACTCCTAACTTACCCTTTGACATAAGAGCCCGCGAGCCTGAGCCCTTTCTAACACACAGCACCCGCCACGCTGCGAGGTGAGAGCATGTATCGAATGGACAAACTGACAACGGGCATTGCCTACGGTGCGTCAGCCGGAAACGCCGGATTCTGGGTACTCCAACTGCTGGATAAAGTATCTCCATCACAGTGGGCGGCTATTGGCGTTCTCGGAAGCCTGATGTTTGGTCTGCTGACATATCTGACAAACCTCTATTACAAAATCAAAGATGATCGGCGCAAGGCTGCCCGGGAGAACTGATGTCGAATAAAGCCAAATTGAGTGCCGCGATGTTGGCTCTCATTGCTGCTGGTGCGTCTGCTCCGGCGTTGTTTGACCAGTTTATCAGTGAGAAAGAAGGCAATGCGCTGGTGGCTGTTGTCGATCCTGGTGGTATCTGGTCGTTATGCCACGGTGTCACAGTAATCGACGGTAAGCGAGTCGTGAAAGGCCAAACCGCCACCGAGGCCCAGTGCAAGAAAGTTAACGCTATCGAGCGTGACAAGGCGCTGGCGTGGGTTGACCGAAATATCAAGGTTCCGCTGACTGAACCCCAGAAGGTCGGTATCGCGTCGTTCTGTCCTTACAACATCGGGCCGGGAAAATGCATGCCCTCTGGTTTTTTCCGCAAGCTGAATGCAGGGGATCGTAAAGGGGCTTGCGCTGAAATTAAGCGATGGATATTCGACGGTGGCCGAGATTGTCGTATTCGTTCGAATAATTGCTTCGGACAAATAGAACGACGTGACCAGGAAAGTGCGCTGACGTGCTGGGGGTTAGGCAAGTGAAGCCCACAAACATCTGCATCATAGTGGTTGTCGCCCTGGCAGGTGCGTTTCTCGCCGGCAGTGAATGGACGAACCGAAGGTGGGAAACAAGGTGGGCTGACCGGAATAGCACCGAATCATCACAGAAAGCGAATGCGCAGACCGCCGCGCGATGGATTGAACAAGGGCGAACCATTGCCCGGGATGAGGCTGTTAAAGATGCTCAAGCTAAAGCAGCGAGCGCTGCCGTTACTTCTGCTGGCCTGTCTGCCTCTGTTAAGCAGTTGCAGCAACAAGCCAGAAAGCTTGCTACCCGCCTGGACGCCGCAAAGCACACCGCAGATCTTGCCGCTGCCGTCAGAAGCAAAACAGCAGGAGCCGACACAGCAATGCTCGCCGACATGCTCGGAAGTCTTGCAGCAGAAGCTCGATATTATGCTGAACGAGCTGACGAAAGCTACCGGGCAGGAATGACGTGTGAACGTATCTATGACTCGGTGAGAGAGTCGAACAACAACCCTATAGCCTCGCGATAGTGGGGCTCTCTAACAACTGAGGAATGTGTATGACAGTAGTTCTTACGGCAAAACAGATTGAAGACCTGGCAGCCTTCGCAAAAGAAGAAGGCCAACCGCAATACACCATCACAACTGGGACAATCCCGGAGTTTGAAGCTGATAATGGCGAGATTATCCCCGAATACAAAGGGCTCCTCGCTTACTCATGTTCACTGGATCACGGTGTATTGCAGCTCGACGACTAA